AACACAGCCGGAGCATTAGACAACGGCGAAGACGGTTTAGTAAGTTCAAGTGAATTTTTAGGAATGTTTTATCCATCAGGTCTTACAACAGATAACGCAGGTAAGAGCATTGTAGTACCACCAAGTCACATGATGCTCAGAACATTGGCAAACAATGACAACGTGGCATTCCCATGGTTTGCACCAGCAGGTACAAGACGTGGAGTAGTAGATAATGCAACATCAGTTGGATTTGTTGACAGTTCAACCGGTGAGTTTAGTCAGATATCTGTTACTGAAGCAGTCAGAGATTCAATGCACGAAGTCAAGATCAATCCAATTACATTCTTTGCAGGTGCAGGAATTGTAAACTTTGGTAACCTTACAAAAACTTCAACAGCATCGGCTCTAGACAGAATAAATGTAGCAAGATTGGCAGTGTTCTTAAGAACATCACTTGATAACCTTGCTAAGCCGTTTATCTTTGAACCAAATGATGAATTAACAAGAAATGAAATCAAACAAGCAGTTGAATCGTTCTTGTTAGAACTTGTTGGACAAAGAGCATTATTTGACTTCTTGGTCGTGTGTGACGATACTAACAACACATCAACAAGAATAGATAGAAACGAACTTTATGTAGACATCGCGATTGAACCTGTGAAATCAGTTGAATTTATCTACATACCGTTGAGAATAAAAAACACAGGAGAAATAGCAAATTTAGGAACCTAAATTTGGATAAATAGGAGAAACAGATGGCAATATCAACTTTATCAAAATTTACAGTCCCTTTATCAAGCGATCAGAGTTCAGCATCACAAGGCTTATTGATGCCAAAACTTCAGTATCGTTTTAGAGCGATCCTGGAAAATTTTGGAGTATCAACACCACGTTCAGAACTTACAAAACAAGTAATGGACATAACAAGACCTAATTTGACTTTTGACAAAGTAACACTAGATGTTTACAACTCAAGAGTATATGTAGCAGGTAAACACACTTGGGACACTATCACTATTACTTTAAGAGACGACGTAAACAACTCTGTAAGTAAATTAGTTGGCGAGCAAATTCAGAAACAATTTGACTTTTTTGAACAAGCAAGTGCGGCATCTGGTATTGACTACAAATTCACAGGAAGAATTGAAATGCTTGATGGTGGTAACGGTGCCAGTGCTCCTACTGTTTTAGAAACATGGGAACTTTACGGTGCTTACATTGAAAATGTAAACTACAACACATTGGCATACAATACTTCAGAACCAGCGACTATATCATTAACTGTGCAGTACGATAACGCTGTACAAACTCCACAAGGAACTGGTATAGGAACAGCAGTTGCAAGAACACTTGGTACATTAAGTACAGGTGGCGGTCAATAATCAAGTTTAGATTAGCATTTATAATACAGGAAAAGCGTCTTTATAGACGCTTTTTTTGTGGCTATAAATAACAGTATGCCAAAGATAAACAATTTTTTACAAGCGTTTCAAGACAGCCTACCAGGACTTAAAGACTTTAAACACGCATCACGTTTGTATCTAGATGACAATTTTAAATTAGCACCAAAAAACAAATTTTTATTTCATGTAGTATTCAACACGGACGAAACATTATTTTTTGATGGCTTTAGTTCCGCAGAGAGATACCAACTAAACATGTTGGTTAAAAGTGCTGATCTACCAAAATACGGTCTTAATGTAGAAGAAAAAATTCAATACAACAAAAAAATGTATGCGGCAACAAGAATACAATATGAACCAGTAAACATTGTGTTTCATGACGATCAAGCAGATACTGTAAATGCTTTCTGGAAAAAATATTATGAATATCACATTGCAGATTCAGTTACTATGAACACAGAAGAACAACTATCTGTGACCAAGGATGACGCCTATGATTCAATCAAAGGAAAAACAATTACAAAATTTGGAATGGATACTCCTATAGAAAGAAAAAAACCATATTTGAAAAGTATTGAATTGTTTACACTACACAAAAAAAGATTTACGTCAATGACTTTGGTCAATCCATTGATTGGTTCTTTCAGTCATGATAATGTCGACCATGCAGACGGATTAGGTATCCTAACAAATTCAATGCAAATATTTTATGAAACTGTAATATATAAATCTGGTATAGTAAACAGCACTACTGTACCTGGTTTTGCAACTTTAAATTATGATAAAGAACCTTCGCCGTTGTCTGTGTTGGGTAGAGGAACAAATAGCATTTTTGGGCCTGGTGGAGTAGTTGACGGTGTTGGATCCACAATTAGGAATTTCCAAAATGGAAACATTCTTGGTGCTATATTATCAGCAGGTAATACTTACAATAGAGCAAGAAAAATTAAAAAACAAAATGTCAAGCAAGAACTTAGAGGACTAGCAAAAGAAGGCATTAGAAATATTGCTAAAGCGTCAGGGCCAATTACAAATCCTGTTGCTCAGTTTGCAGTTGGTGCCGCGGCATTGGCCACTATCAAACCAACATCCAAAAAAGGTGAGGAGTCTACAAGAATAAACCAACCAACGTTTGATAGTGTAAACTTTTTAACCGCAGATGAGGCTTTTAGATTAGTTGAAAATAACGAACAGGTAAGAGATCAAGTTTCAGCAGGAATATATTACAAAGATATTGGATCAAGAAAAAATTTAACAGTGGCACAGAGTGACGTAGAATTTGCCGGTGCCAGCGACAATGTCAAAACTGTTTACACTAATAAGACATTGACTGACATAAGAAAATTAGTAACTGAAGGATACGTAAAAATATCAAGAGAAAACAATGATGTAAATATTGACACTGAGAAAGCAAACTTATAATGACTGAAATTTATACTAACCTACCACCTAAAGAAGATAATGCATTAGACGAAACGGTAAAAAAATTAACCACAACCAATTATGAAACTGATTATCAATTTAATGCAGGACAATATGATGCCGCAATTGCATACTTTGTAAAAAGAGGTTTTGTAAGAACTGCGGCAGAATCAACAGCATATGTGATTTTGGCTCAGGCCAAGATAGACAGTGTCAATCCTCAAGAAATTTTAGATAAACTGTCAGGAGTATCTGATGTTGAATTATCAGAAATAATGACTATCATACTCAACGCCAACAGATACAAATCCAGTAGGTTGGGTGTAAGACAAACTCTCACCACTAAGGATACTGTGTCTAGAAATATACTAGACTAATGTTACCAAGATTCGCCAAAGGAAAATTTTTTCCAAAAAATCAACAAAAGTATGTTGGATTAAAAACTCCCACATACAGGTCCAGTTGGGAACACGCATTTATGAGATTGTGTGACGAACATCCAAATGTGGCCAAATGGGCCAGTGAGTCAATCAAGATTCCTTATAGACATCCGCTCACAGGCAAGTACACAGTGTATGTGCCTGATTTTTTTATTGTATACGTTGATAAAAATGGAAGAAAAAACGCTGAACTGATAGAAGTTAAACCATTGTCTCAAACCAGAATGGAGATGGCAGGAAAAAGTATGGGCAAGAAAAAACAAGTGATAATCAATCAGGCCAAATGGGAGGCCGCTAACGCTTATGCAAGACAAAATAAAATTAGATTTCGTGTGGTGTCAGAAGATCAATTATTCCACAACGGGACACGTAAGTAAATACAGCAATGACAAAAAAATTAGAAGATATTTTAAATTTACCAAATGTCAAAGAAGCGTTCAAAGAGGTAGATGCTAAAGAAAAAGAGAAAAACAGCAAAGACACAGCAAATGGTAAAAGTAAAAATCTTGATCCAAACACACATAAAAATTTACAAAAAAGTTATGCAGAATTTGACAAAGTGGCGGCCGCCTTACCACAGGTTCAAGGACTTGGAGAATTATCAGATCTTGAACTAGATAAATTGGCTGTTGAAGCAGAAGAAAGTTATAAAAATTTAATGGATTTGGGTATGAACGTTGACAGTAGATATTCAGGCAGAATATTTGAAGTGGCCAGCACAATGTTACGGAATGCCATAGATGCCAAATCCTCAAAAATAGACAAAAAACTGAAAATGGTTGAATTACAACTTAAAAAAATGAAGTTGGACAAAGATGGAGACAAAGATACTGGTCCAATTGAAGCACAAGACGGCTTTGTGATATCAGACCGTAATGAATTAATGAAGAAACTGTTGAAAAAAGACTAAATATTGCATATGAGCACGTTCCAACACTATCTTACAGAATCAACTAAGTCATATGACTACAAAATTAAGATTGCTGGAGAGCCAAAAGACATTGATAAAAATAGATTAGAAACTGCCTTACAAAAATTTGAGGTTGCTAAAATGTCGGCAGGTAAAAGCACTCCAATACAGAGTTTACCTTTGGATTTTCCACAGTGCAAAAACGAACATGTAACTATTTTTGACGTTACGACCAACTATCCATCATCTGTGAAAGAGATGCATGAATACATTGCCACTTACATGAACATGCCTTTAACACATGTTGTTGTAAGAAAACCAGGCGAACCAACAGAAGAATATCAAGAGCAAATGGAAGTTGAGAAAAAATCAGAATACAAAAGCAAACTGGATGACATTGAAATGTCAGATGCTCCTAAAGTTGATGCCAAAGAATTTCATTCCACAGAAGCAAACATGAGTTTGTTGAAAGAATTACTCAAAGACAGAGAAGAAAATAAAGATCCAAAAGAAAAAGAAAATATTCAAAGCAAAGAAGAACAAAGCACACCAAGTCCTTTAACGAAATCTACCAATCCACATCCAGATCCAAAAAGGAAGTAAGTCATGGAAATGATTGACGTACTACAAAGACTTAAAGAAATTGAAAACAAAAGTCCAGAAGTTCAAGAAGCAATAAAGTCCACAGAAGCAATGAATCCTAAACAACAAGCGGCCATTGCCATTGCCAAAAAAGAAAAAATGAAAGAGGCACACGGAGGTGAGCATTCAACAACAGGCAGATCAATGACAAAAGGCGAAATGGACAAAAGAGAAAAAATTGTAAAAGGTATGAAAAAAGACAAAGCCGGCTTCAAAAAAAGATATGGTAAAGATGCTAAAGCAGTGATGTATGCCACAGCAACAAAACAGGCCATGAAGGAAGCAAGTGACACTATGGTTGGTGCTCAACAGGCAGTTGAAGAATATCTAGACGGAGACACATTAGTCAAACCAAAACAACAAGTAATAGATGAATTAATGAAACGTGCCAAAATGGCCAGTTTCCCCGAATCATATGAGTTAGAAACAGCGGCTAAAATGGTTATGGACAAATATGACGACGATGGCCAAGAAAAATATATGGGCGACAGCGAACTAAATACAAACACTATGGAAAACAAAGACAAAAAAGATATCAAAGAAGCAATTCAAATGACAGCGGACACTCCTGAAGAAGCAGGAATGTTGATGCAGATTTTAAAAATGGCCGGCGTCAAGCCAATGGGTGCTGAGATGCCAAGCATGGAACCAAAGCACGGATCAGAAATGGATCCAGGTGCAATGAACAAGCAAATGGACGTTCCAGGGGACGATGCTATGGGCAGTATGCAAATGGCAAAAATGAGAGACATGATGATGAAACCTGACATGGAAAAACAAGAGGAAACTTTTGCAAACTCGCCAGGTGACAGACCAAAAGCCGAGCCAACTACACAAGATATTGACACATTGGTAAACGTGCATTCAGGTGGATTAAACAGACAAAAAACGCAATATAGAAAAGAATATCCAGGCGACAATCCAATGACTGCTGAAGACAAGATCACTGAACAAGATTTAGCAAACAGTCTTAGAACACAATATGAAAGTTTCAAAGAAGCATACATGGAAGCGGCAAAACCTGACTACATAGATTTAGACAAAGACGGTAATAAAACAGAGCCAATGAAAAAAGCCGCCAAAGACAAAGAAGCCAAAGAAAAAGCCAAAGACAAAAAATAGTCTTTTCCTGACAACATTCTTCCGTTAAATACTATACCATGGCATACGTAAGTTTAGATTCAGAGCAAATTAAAAAAGCCAATAAGAAACACAAATACACCAAAGAACAAGTTTTACAACTTGAAAAGTGTATGGATCCTAAAACAGGCCCGTTGTATTTTATGAAAACCTTCATGAAGATACAGCATCCAACCAAAGGCGAAATGGCCTTTGAACCATATCCTTATCAAGAAAGATTAATTGAAAGTTACAACAATCATAGATTTAGTATTGCTATGTTACCAAGACAGACAGGAAAGACCACCTGCGCATCAGGTTTTTTAATATGGTACGCAATGTTCCGACCAGACTCGCAGATATTAATTGCGGCACACAAATACGCAGGAGCATCTGACATCATGTCGAGGGTGCGATATGCATATGAAATGTTGCCCGCCTGGATAAAAGCAGGTGTCAATCAATACAACAGAAACAGCATTGAATTTGATAATGGTTCAAAGATAATGGCCACTACCACAACTGAAAATACAGGTAGAGGTATGTCACTTACACTGATATACTGTGATGAGTTTGCGTTTGTACAGCCACCTGAAAAGGCCAAAGAATTTTGGACCTCACTGTCACCTACATTGAGTACAGGAGGAAAATGTATGATCACATCTACCCCCAACTCGGATGAGGACCAATTTGCTATGATTTGGAAAGAGGCTAACAAACGATTTGACGAATATGGCAATGACAAGATAATAGGTACCAACGGTTTCTATGCCATGAAAGCACACTGGTCAGAACATCCTGACAGAGACGAAGCATGGGCAGACGCTGAAAGATCAAGAATTGGCGAAGAAAGATTTAGAAGGGAACATGAATGTGAATTCTTAATCTTTGACGAAACATTGATAAACAGTATCACTCTAGCAGACATGGAAGGTGTACCGCCAGTAGAAAATACAGGACAGGTGCGTTGGTTCAAGAGACCAACTCCAGGAATGACATATCTTGTTAGTTTAGATCCCAGCATGGGCACAGGCGGCGACTATGCGGCCATACAGGTTTTTGAACTACCAACTTTTGAACAGGTAGGAGAATGGCATCACAATATGACACCAATGAATCAACAAGTGAGAATTCTTCAAGGCATCAATAAACACATACACGACACAATAATTGAAAAAGATTCAAGTGCATCGCCACAAATTTTTTACAGCATGGAGAACAACACCATAGGTGAAGCCGCGTTGATGAGAGTAATGGACATAGGAGAAGAAAACATAGTGGGCATGTTTTTGTCAGAGCCTATAAGAAAAGGACATAGACGTAAATTTAGAAGAGGATTTAATACTACTGCCAAACATAAAATTGATGCATGTACAAAATTCAAAGAGTTGATAGAAAGCGGCAAAATGAAAATTAACTCACAACTATTAATATCTGAAATGAAAGACTTTGTGGCCACTGGCCTCAGTTACAAAGCCAAGCCAGGACAACACGACGATTTGGTAAGTTCCTGCTTGTTGATGACACGTATGATGAAAGTGTTAGCAGATTTTGACCCTAAAATATTTGAAAAATGGACAGACAGATCTTCAGAAATGACCACGCCCATGCCCATATTTGGAAACTTCTATGGATAATAAATACACTATATGAATCCAAAAACATCACAAGATCTATTCAACAAAATAAGATCACAATTCAGCAATATTAAAATTGGCGACGAGAACGGTGCCGCCACTGCTGATGCCTCAGAAGCAGTGTTTTTTGAATTTGAATATGAGCCTGATTCAGACACTTTTGGCAGTGTCAGTATCAGCATAGCCGATGGTGAAAACATGAAAGTGTACTACAACCGTGATCTTGTTAACAAAATAGACGAATCAGAACGAGACGAATGGTATGCATTTCTCAAAGAATTAAAAGATTTTGCAGTAGAACACAGTCTTACATTTGACGTAAGAGATATTACTAAATCGAACCTAACGAAGCAGGATTATCAAAATCTTGCAGATACGAACAAAACGGTAAATACTGACGAGATGTCAGAAGAACT